TCAAAATCGTCACCCCATTCGTTGACCAGTTGCCGCTCGGCAGCCTGCACGGCTTGGAGTTGCTCGGCCTCGATCTGCGCCCATTTCGCGACAGCCTCCTGGTAGAGGGCCGGAGATCCGCTGTGCTTGTGAAAAATCTCCTGGAACGGAGTCAGCACCTCGGCATGGGATTCCATTCCCTCGGGGAAAGTGACGGTGTAGCCGGTGGGATCCTCGGGAGCACCAACGGCGGTTCGATAGGCGGCGATCTCCTCGGGCGATGAGGTTTCCGTCGGGATGCGAACCATGCCCTCGGTCTTGCGGCTGGCCAGCTTTTCGAGGTTGGCATACGCCTTGGCCAGGTCGTTGACCTCCTTGCCGTCGAACTTCGACAGGGTCGGCTCGCCCACCGAATCAGCCCACCCTGCGGCGAAGCGGTAGCCGTCCGAAAAGATGGACGGTGGTGCGGTTGTTGTGATGTCGGCGGTCCCGGTCGTCATGACGGTCGAGGTCGCAGCCTCCCCCGTCGGCGCAATCGTCATGGCTTCCTCGCTCATGGAATGGTCCTCCCTTTGTAACGGGCTTCAAATTCCTCGGGACTGAGATTGGCTCGCGCCCAGGCGACGACCACCGGCGTCTTGTCCCCGAAGGTCGGATCGGCGTGCGCTTCAAGGAACGCGAAAAACTCGGCCATGCGGCTCGATGCGGGCGCGGCCTTCTTCGCGGGCGCGGCCTTCAGCTCCTCGACCGTCTCAACCTTGGGCTCGGGGAACTCCTCGGCATACATGCGCTCGATGAGTTTGTCGGTCGCATTGCTGCGGACTTTGATTCCCGCCTCCTCAAGGGCGGCTTTCTTTTCTTCGGTGGTCATTGGTGGTGGTAGTCGTCAGGCTTGGAAATGGCGAGATTGGTTCCTCGGGTCACCAGCATCGAAACGACATCCGCCTGACCGTCCCGGTAGGCTGCCATCTCCGGCGTCGATCCCTCGCGGAACCGGGGAGCGAACGGGTTTCGGGCGTTGATGAGGAGGTTGATGAGGCGGTGGCCGTCAACATTGGCAAGGACGTTTCGAAAGATGCGCTCGGAATCGGCCACCCTGTTGGCGTGGGCCTCGTCGTCCTCCCCCGGTCGGCGGGCGAAGATGATGTCGTCAATGCTCATGCGGCGGCCTGGGCAAGCTTGGCGACACCCTCCGCCTCATCCAACATCGACATTTCCCGCTCGGCCTGCGCCTGCGCCTGCGCCCTCGCCATCCGCATCTGATCGCGAATGCGCTCGGGGACGATGGAGGATTCAAGGACGCCGAGGTTGCGGGCGTAGTTTCGGAACCCGTCGTCGATATTGAGGTTGTCGAGGACATCGGGCCGCACGTTCGCGATGTTCCCCGCCATGGTCATGGCATCCACAAAGGCGTCATTGTGGATGGTCTGGAGCGCCAGAGCCATGCGCGAGGAGTAGACGATGTTCGGGTCTGGGATGAAGACCTCCCCGTTGCCAAGGTTCTGCATTAATTGACGCGGAGCGGGCGGGAATGCCCCGGCCTTGGCCAGCACCGAGAAGACCTGGCGCATGATCGGATCGCAGATCTCGCGGGTCTTTCGAGCGAAGGTCGGGGAGAAGTTCGGGAGCCGGTCGTTGCGGCGCTGGCGCACCTCCTCGGCGGTCATTTGCTTGCCGATGGGAACCGAGGCCAAGGCTTGGAACAGCTCGACATGGAAAGCGTTGTTGATCTGCCGCTTGCGGAACTCGGTTCGGTCCTCCCCGATCATGTAGTTGCCCGGCTCCCCGAAATACTGAGGACGGGAATTCATGTCGGGCGTGTAGGTGATGCCGCGAGCCCGCAAGTCGATGGTTCCCTCGAAGTTGGCCGGAGCGATGACCGGCGGGGAAACCTGCTTCTCGACCAAGGTGTCGAGCTGCTGCTGCATGTAGTTCAGCGTCCTGGTGTCGTAGAGCGACTCCATTCCGGGGCTTCGACCGTAGGGCGTGCGTCCCCACGGGAGGTGTCGGTGGACGCAGAAAGGGGGCTCGTAGAAGCCGCTTTCCCGCAGGATCTTCTCGGACGCTTTGTGAATCCAGACCGAGGCCCACGGCGCGTTCTGCACGTTCTTGCGGTATCGGTCGCGGTCCTTGCGCTCGGAAATGCAGTGGATGACCTCATGGTCCTCGTTGCGCTCCTTGAGCGGGTAGCCGAGACACTGCGCCACTTCGTGCGGCAGGTTCTTCTCCCCGAAGTCATCGGCCATCTGGCGGGCAGAATACTTTTTGACCCGGAACACGGTGTCCACATCCCCGAGGTGGTTTTCGAGGATGGAATACTCCGAGATCTGCATGGACTCGAAGTGCAGGCCGTAGCGGACGTTCTCGCGGACAAACAGCCCCGAGGTTCCGTAGATGCCGTCCTGCATGTAAACATCGTGGACCTGGCTGTAGAAGTTGGTCCCGGCCAGCACCTCGGACGCGATGTCGGAACATTCGGAATACCAGCTTTTCGCGGCGTCATCGCCCCGCAGGAATCGCGGTGCAGTGTAGGCAAACCACTTCGTTTCCGCCGGAGTGATCCACGACATGCACCCGGCGGCGTAGGTCATCGCAGCCTGCCGAAGGGTCGAGTCAAAAATCTGCGCCTGACCAGCCAGGGACGGCGACCAGCCTACGGTCGCGGTGTCCATGCCGATCTGCCGGTTGAGCGGATCACCGTAGGCTCCGACATCGCGCCAGATCGAACACATCGCCAGGCGCACCGATTCGGCGGCCTTGTAGCGTTGCAAGATTTGGGCGGCATCGGTCATCCCAGCTTGCTCGGGGAACCTCCGAGGCCACTGCCCATGGGACGGGCGAAACCGTAACCACCACCACCACCGGCACCTGCTCCTCCTCGACGGCGGCGCATGGCCTCCTCGTCCTCGATGAAGTCGGTGCGGACATCTTGATTGTCCTTCATCGCCGCAAGCGCCTCGGCGGATCGCCGCTCGACCTCGCTCATGCGCTGGTTCTGCTGCGCCTGGAACCGCCGGTCAGCGGCTGCTGCCTGTTGCGCAATCCTTTGCGCCTGTCGGTTGGCCGCCGCCTGCTGTCGGATGGACTGCTGCGACAAAAGGTTGGCCTTCGCCTGCTGTTTCGCGAGTTTCTGTTTTCCGCCCATAAAGAACTCGGCTTTGCGTCAAAGGTCTGACGCGCAAGCGGTTTTTTCGGACATAGGAAAAAAACGGCAGGTCGAACGGGACAAACTGATGGAACTGGGTCAGGTCACCGGCGGCCAAATAGCAGTGCCATGTGTCGCACTCGGACTCCTCGAATTCATGCCATGGGTCATCGAAAAGGAAGGTGTCGGCGCGGGAATCGACTGGCCGGAAAAGCAGGAAGACCTCGGGCGTTGCAATGACATACCCGCAATGCAGATGCGCTAGCAGCGCCTCGCTGAACGGTTCGCACTCGGGTTGTCGGGAATGCCAATCAGCAGCTCGAAGGACTGGAGTCATGACAGGATCTGGACGTTTTTCCGCACCGGGCGCTCCTCACCCCGGAACCCGTCTACGACCGTCGCCTTCTTGAAGCGGACGGCGGACCCGCGAACCAAGTCTCGACTGAGCGCCTCCGCGTAGGTGCGGACGGAATCCGCAAAGTGACTGCACAGGTCATGCACCGGGACCGAGCGCAGAATGCCGGTGGATTGGTCGAGCTTTTTCCTGTATCCCTCGAGACGCCCCACCAGGCTCGGGAGCTTCGCGCCGGTCTCGGAGTAGATGGGCTCGTCCATCCTTGCGTGGAACCAGCAGTTTGGCAGGATGCGGCGGACCTCCTCGATGCCGACCCAGAGGTCGGGAATGCGCGGGACGACGACAATGCTCTTCCTCGGGATCCCGGCCTCGACCAATTGCTGGAGGTAGGTCTTGCCACTCCCCTTGTCGGTGATCTCGCAATCGTGCGGGAGGAAATGCGCGAGAATCTCGCCATGCGTCCGCTCCCATGACCGAATGACCTCGGCCACACCCCCGGCTCCGGCGCCCTCGCCCACGGCTCCGTCGAGGAAGTTGTGGGCCTTCCCGGCGGGCTGGATCAGGCAGCCTGCCATGTTGTCGGAGGATCCGAGATCCCATGCGGTGAACATGGGATATCCCTTTTCGGGAGAAAAGATGCCGACCTGCTTCTCTGCGCGGATCCGCTTCATCTCCGGGTAGATCTGGCCCGGCACGACCTGGCGATCCACCTCCTCGATGACGCTCGGGAACTGTTGCCACATTTCCTCCCCTTGCTCCGACTTCCGGCGCTCGTAGAACGCCTGGCGGTCGAGCGGAATCTCGATGCCGTAGCGTTCGCGAAGCCCCGCAAAATACTCGACGGTTTCGGCCCGCGCGGGCTTGACGCCGGGGAGGACGTAGGACGGATGCCCCCACCATGGGAAAAAGTGCAGCTTCCAATCCAGAGCAGTGAGGTGGGCGAGCTTTGCGGCCTCCAGTGAGAGCTGGAAGATGGCATAGCACTCACCCCACTGCCCTCCTTCCATCGTGGTTTCGATGTCGATGATCCCGCCCGGAGGCAGGGAGTTGAACGCGCCCCGCTTGATCCCGGTCGCCTTCGCCGGAAACTTCGCGGAGATCGGCCCAAACTCGGAAATGTGGAGCCGCTGCGGCGTCCGGCCCGTGAACGCCACGCCCGCGGTGATCTTGCTGCCATTGGCCCACGCCATCTCCCCACCCGCATCCTTCTCCAGCGGGTTGGCCTTGCGAATCCACCGCCAGAGCGCACCAATGGCAGGATCGGGATGAAGGTGTCCGTTCTCCCATGCAAACCTGGCCATGGCGAGCTTGGCAAAGGCATCGTCCTTGGTGAGGTCGATGATCCCGGCGGCGAGGTTCGCGTTGAACAAACAATCGTCCAGGTTCGCCAACACGATGGCGGTGGACATACCGAGCTTTCTCGCCTTGGGGATGAAGTTCCGGTTGTGCCGCTCGCGCATGAACTGCTCCTGCTCGCCTCGCATTCGGAACGGAATCGTCTTCCCGTCCTCGTCGAGGATGAGATAGAGATTCGCCATTCGCCATGCTTTCGATGCCAGAAGGGCGCGGAGCTGGTCGAGGTCGGTCATTGGTCAATTTGTTTGTGGACGAATCCGATTCGGCCACAAATTTTTGTGGCTATCGCGTGTTCTGCCCAAGAAACATATCGCCCTGGGCTGTGGCGGCGCGGATTCGTTCCACCGCGCTTTTGAAGTATTCGGGGTCTTGCTCGATGCCGATGAAGCGGCGTCCCATTTGCACGCAGGCGATTGCCGTCGTGCCGCTTCCCATGAACGGGTCGATGACAATTTCATTCTCCATCGTGTGCCGTTGGATGACCTTCTTCATCATATTGAGAGGTTTCGGGCATGTGTGGATTCCTTCGGCCTTCATTCGCACGCTTTCAGACAGCTCCGCGCTTCCTCCGCTGATTGGCAGCACATCGCTTTTCGTGATTCCGTTCACGTTCCCGAATCCTGCCACATCCGGCCCATAGCACAGCAGCGGCGTCCATTGGTTGTATCCCCGCTTCCCGAATGTTCCCGTGGTGTTCCATGTCACGCATCCAACCCACTCAGGTTGCGGATATAACCCTATTTGAGTTGGCCCAGGCATCACCACGGCACGACCAGCGGCGGCGAGGATGAGCGGCATCACTTCATCCAGCAGGGTTGCGAGATTCTCGCGGGTGTCGTCGTAGCTTCGATACGGATATTCGAGGCCGTAGGGCGGATCAGTCACCACGATGTCACCCATAATTTGCGGCAGGATTTCCCGACAATCACCGTTGTAGAGCGTGACCCCACAAGGCAGAACAAGGCGCTGCATGGAACGCCGAGGAGCGTCTATCGTGGATTCGGGCGGTAATAGGTCGGCGTCCATGAGCTTATGCGTTCGGCTTAATGAAAATTAACCAGTCGCCCCGCTGCATCATTCTCAAATCATCCCCGAAATGCTTCCCGAGACCGTCAACAACTTTACTCAGTGCCGTCA